ATACCCCGTCAATTCCCCCCCCCCCCCCCCCCCCCCAAGTTTCCTAGGTTCCGCAGGCCATGTTCCGCAGGGCCGGTCCAGAAACGCTGGGCGATTACGCACGCCGCGGGTATTCACTGACCCGCGACGTGAAGGCGGGGACGCTGCGCCAATACGTCATTGTGGCGGATTTGGTGGAGCGATGGGCCGGCCGGCCGGTCCGGCTCGACGAGCTGGACGAGCGGAGCGTCTCCGAGTGGCTGCGGGACTACTCGGCCACGGTGAAGCCCCACACCGTGAAGGGCAAAAAGGCCATGCTCCTGGCCTTGTGGCGAGCGGCCGCAGATGACGGGCTGGCTTCCGAGCCCTCCTCCCGCCGGGTCCGCCGGGTCCGGGTGCCTGAACTGGTCCCCACGGCCTGGACGAAGGCCGAGGTCGAGCGGCTCTTGTCGGCGGCCGCCAAACTGCCAAGGAAACACCGCTGCGGCCTCTCTAGGGCTGTCTGGTGGGATCTGGCCATACGGGTCGCCTGGGACTCCGGCCTCCGCTGGGCCGATCTGGTGGCTCTCCGGGTGGACGCGATCGGGGAGGACGGGGCCGCCGCGGTCACGCAGAACAAGACTGCGAAGGTGTCCTCCTTCCGGCTGTCGGCCACCACTATGGCCGCCCTGCGGGCCACGCTGGCCGCCAGACCCCGGGAACTGGTCTGCCCGTGGCCGGCCTCGGGCGAGACGTTCCGCGACCAGGTCCTCCGGCTGGTCGCGAAGGCCGGGATCCGGGCCGGGACCTGGCGGTGGATCCGCCGCGGGTCTGGGACGGACGTGGAACAACAGCTCGACGGGGCAGGGCACCGCCACCTCGGAAACACCCGCCGTGTCTTCGACCAGTCCTATGGCGACCCCACGATCATCGGCCGGCAGATCCCGACTCCGCGGCCCCTGGCGGGATTGAACTAGGCGACCTTGAGGGGCCGGTGGATGCCGGGGCGGCGTAGCGGTAGAGTCTTCACCCGATCGGAGGTTCCCATGTTGGACTGGTTGTTTGCGGCGTTCAAGCCAAAGCCATCGCGTCGAAAAAAAATCATGGACGGGCTCTGGTATCGGACGTCGAGCGACTACGACGTCATTGTCGAGGCGTCGCCCAAGTTCACGGAAGACCAGGAGGACGCCGACCCGATTTCGACGGACAGCCGGGCGGAGTTTAAGCGGTGCAACATCGACGTCCGCAACTGCCACAACGAAGGTGAAGCCACCGCAATAAGAACAGTGCTTTGGAACATGGACCTGTTTTGCCCCAAGTGCAACGAAAACACAGCCTGCGACGACGACCGCTGCCCGTTCTGCAACGCCAGGCTGTGGCGTGAGCGGCTGACCTTCACCCTGCAGCACGTCGCCAAGTAGCACGGCCCATGCGGATCGAAACCGACGACTACGTCACCTGCACCAACGCCGCCAAGCTGGCCGGCTGCTCGAGGCAGTGGATGCGCCGTCTGGCCGAGGAGGGCCGGGTCCGGTCGGTCGTGATCGACGGCCTCTTGTTCATCCACAAGGCCGACGCCCTCAAGTTGTCACCTGACAACGGCCGATAGGCTTGTTGTCACCTGACAACCACGCCAAGGAGGGCACCATGACCGCCGAACTGTTCGTCCAGCTTGCTATCGTCCTGCTACGGATCTTCGCCGCGGGCCTCGCCGGCTAGCGCTGACCCTGCCGGGCCACCCACATCGCCCGCCGCATGGCGATGCGTTCTTCAACGCCCGCGAACCACATGGCGAACATTTCCATCACCACGGCGGACACCAGCAGGTCGAGCGTCCGCATGGTATTGCCGTCGGTGCCGAACCGGGCCTCTAGGTCTTCTCGGACCTTGGCCTCGAGTACGGCGATCGTGTCGAGCCAGAACGCGGACGCATCGAGGCGGCGCGCGAGATCGGCCATCCAGCGTTGGGGCCAGAAATAACAGACGGTGGTCGTGACCTCGTCGCAGGCGTCGGCGAGACCGTCCGCCTGGTGGCCCATGCGGCGGCGGACCTCGTCACGCAGATCACAGAGGGGAGTTTCCACCGCCGAGGCATCGCCCACCGCTACCTCCCGCCCGCAGGCTGGGCCGGTAGAACTGTCGCGGGCGATGCCCCGGGGGCGGGGCAGCGGCCGTCAGGACAAGCCTCGGCCGCCTTGGGGGCCTTGCAGGGGCATGTGGCCGGGCACGGGCAGGCCACGCGGTGGCCGTCTGGCATGACGAGATAGCCCCGCCCGCCGCACTCGCCGCAGCACTTGCCGGGCGTCGGGGCTGGCGGCTTGGGGCCGGGCGTGGGGGCCGGGGCGTCGATCGCCAGGCTAGCCCGGGCCGCGGCCACTGCCGCGGCGGCCTTGGGTCGCTCGAGGTCCACGGCGGCCGGGTCGGCCGACAGCCAGACGAGCCACGACATGAGCCAGCGCCACAACATGTCACCACCCCCGTCGGTGTTCGACCATGCGGAACCCGTCCTCGCCCACGCGGGCCTCGGCGTGCCGCGTCTCGACCTCGGCCGGCGGCGGGTCGGCCACGATGGCGATCCACAAGAGCCGCTTGGCGGCCCCGGCGATCCACGTCACGACCGGCCGGTCCTTGTGGGGAGACCACGACGCGGCCGAGCTGGCCGACCAGTAGCCCAACACAAACCCGATCACGATTACGGCGGTCGTCTTGCGGTCAAACGTCATGGTGTGAGATGGGAAAGGGTTTCGATGGGTCCGGGGGCGAGCCAGTTCCCGTGGTGCAAGTCGCGCCACTTAAAACCGGTCTTTACGTCGCCAATGGCATACGAGTCGTTCTGTCTCAGAATCCTCTCAACAACCTCGCGCGTGGCCCAGAAGCTGCCGTCGGGCTGGTCGGCCGGGTACTTGCCGGCGTAGGAGATCCAGCGGGTGCCCCAGCTGTTCAGGACCAGGGCGGCGTCCATCGGCTTGACGCCCGGCGGCGACTTGTCGGCAAAGCGCACCGCTACGATGCACATCTGGTGCATCCACTGGCCCTGGGCCTGCAGCGCGCCGACCTCATCGGTCCGGCTGGCGAATCCAACGTTTGACGCGATGGTCACCGGAAAGCCGGAGGTGATCGCGGCCACCAGCTCGTCCCACGTCTTGACGGCCACCACATGCCGCGCGGGGTGTTTCTTGGCGATCGTGTCCAGCCGGCCCTTATCGCCCTGGCCGCCCGCGCCATAGTTGCCCCACGCTTTGGCCCGGTCGGCGGAGTAGGTCGTTAGGTCGTACCCCAAGTCCGGGAAGGGCTGCCGATAGACGACGCCCCAGTCCCGCAGCCAGCGGGCCGCGGCCCCGCCGTAGCTCCCATCGCTCCACCCGCCCGACCCTTCGGGCTTGTTGCGGGCCTCCACCCGGCTGCCGCCGTAGATCGCCTCGGTCGATGGGACCATGGGCGGCTCGGCCATCTGACCGAGATCCCACGAGATCGCTTCCGAACACCAGACCGCGTGCATGGCACCCCACGCCACGCAGTCGCCGATCCCCTGCTTCTCGCAGACCCACGGTTTCCCGTAGCGGGCCTGGTGGGCCTTGGCCATGGCCCGGTACAGAAACGTGTCGACGTGCTGGGCCTTCTCCATGGCTTCGGGTGCGGCCTGGCTGAAATACCGCCGCTCGCCCAGCTCGTCGAGGAACTCGGCCACGCCCTCGGGGTTGGGCTGCCAGCCAAACGATTCGCTCACCGTACCGACGGCCGACCGGCGCGTGGCGTCCAGATAGACGAACACGCCCACGACGATCAGGAACAGCGTGACGAACAGCCGGATGGCGTTGGATTCAGCGCGTGACAACGGTGGCCGCCTCCGAGATCTCGCGGAGGGCCTTGACCCACGCCGCCCGGGCCGCCTCGTCAATCGGGCCACCGGACGTGCCCACGGCCGCCTCGAGGTGCTTGGCGATCGCGTCCCGGGCTGCGGGCTGCCGCTGGCCGATCGAGACGCCTCGGCACCGCAGCTCGCGGGCCGCCTGCCGCAGCTCGTCCACAGCCACGCCCGTCCGCCACCGGGGCTGCTCTTGCGTGCCGTCCCAGGCGATCTCGTCGGCCAACTCGCCGGTCAGGGCCGCCACCACGGCGGCGTCCTCGGCCCCGGTCGGGCCAGTGAACAGGCCCCGCAGCTCGAGCTGGCCTGGGGCCGGCTCGGGGCCGGGGGCCGGCGTCACCGGGCTGCCCAGGTTAAACGCCACGACGGCCCCGATCAGCAGTCCCGCCGCCGCCACCTGCCGCCAAGACAACTCCGGCACCGGCAGCAGGGTGGCCCAGTCGGTGACCTTCTGCCAAAGGTCTTTCCCGCCCAGGACCAAGGCGGCGGCAATGATCAGCGCGGCAGTCAGCATCAGGAAGCCCTCACCATTGGCAGGATCTGCTCCACGGCCCCGCTGGCCAGGGCCAGCACCAGCGAACGCACGGCCGGCCGGGCCAGCACCCAGAACGGCCAAGCCAGCGTCGGGATCGCCTTGTCGGCCACGGCGTCGAACAGGGCCGCGGCGGCCTCCATTACGACGGCCTTTTTCTGCTCGCCCGGCACGTTCAGCACGTCGACCGTCTGAACGGACAGCCGGAGCAGGCCCACCAGCAGTTCGCCAAACTCGGCCCACGTCAGGCCGTCGGCCGCCGCCAGCTTGGCGGTCAGGACGTAGGCCCGGGCGGCGTTCACCACGTCGGTAAATCGGCTCGCGGCGGACAATGGCGCGTCGGCGATCATGCTTTCACTCCCACGATGTAGACCTCGACGCTGACGGCAGACGCCCCGGCGTTGGTCAGGGTCAGCGATGTCTCGGACCAGCCGGCCGCGGTGCTGCTCGCCAGCACCACACCGCCAGCATTCAGCGTGGCGGTGACCGACGTCCCAAGGGCCACGGCCAGGCCGATGGTCGTCGACCGGTTGCGGACCAGCAGCAGCTTTTGCCGGTCCATGTCGAGCGTGCCGGCCGTGCCGAACACGTTCATCGGCAGGGCCGTCAGGTTGATGGTCGTGGTGCTGGCGGCCGACACGCTGACCAGATCCCGCCAGTAGGCGTTGGCCTGGCCGGTGCCGGTGCCGTTTTCAAACGCAAACGACGCCAGGGCCGTGGTGGCGTCGGTGACCGTCGAAGCGTCGAGCGGCTCGACCCAGACGGGCGAGATCCGCAGCGACCCGACCATGGAAAACGTGGACGCCATGCGTTACGACCCCGTGGGGCCGGTTACGGTCGGCCCGGTGACGCTGGTCCCCATCAGGTAGAGCGAGTAGTTGACGCCCGTGGGGTTGGGGTTGGAGATCGAGACGTTGGAGTTGTCCGCCGTCACCTGCCAGCCGTTCAAGTAGTTGACGGCGTGCCACTCGCTTCCCGGCCCCACCTCGGCGGCGTAGATCGACGTCGGCGAGCCCGGGTTCACGCCCACAAACAACTTGCGCCCCGGCACCGTCGACTCGTTGACGACCCGGATCGCCCGCAGCTGCCGGAACGTGAACGCGACCTCCACGCCCAGCGTGGGCTGGTCGAGGTTCAACAGGTCGAACGTCTCCATCGTGTTTCCCGGGATCGTCCGGGTCTCGGCGTAGACGAGGTCGGCCTGGCCGGCCCCGGCCCCGTCGGTGAACTGGTAGTTCGTTACCTTGCTGGCCGTGTTGGCGATCGTGCCCAGTTCCTGCGTGTCGGTCCTGGTGAACAGGAACACCGTCCGCAGCGTGCCGGTCAGCTCGTCGCTCAGGCTTTCAGCCATCGAACACCCCCATCACGATGGCCTTGGCGAGCGTGGCGGGCTTGACGCCCAGCCGGAACGCGGCCAGCTCGAGGGCGGCGCGCGACTGCGGGTCGGGCTTGCGGCTCGTCAGCTTGCCCCACGTCGCCTGGCTGGGGCTGAACAGCTTGGCGAACGACGTCGAGTCGCCGGGGGCCGCGATGGCCTCCCGGCGTCCGCCGCTGTATCGGAAATGAGCGTCTGCGATCACGTCAGCCTCCGCCCCGTCACGCTACGACGGGCGGCGGCCAACTCGCAGGGGCTATGGTGCCTCGACCTCGGCCAGACACGCGGCGTAGCCGGCCAGGTCCACGGGTCCGTCCGCGGTCTTGCTTGGCCCCATGTAGCGGGCGACCTTGTCCAGCGTCATGATCACGGCCCAGTCGGCCTCGGTCAGCGGACGTTTCAGCACCTCGGCGAATGCAGCGTTGATCATGCCGACCGTCCTGGCGAAATGCTTTTTCGGTCCGCCGTACTTCGGCCGGCGGTCGCGGATCACCTCGATGGCCGTCAGCAGCAGCCGCTCCGCGGGCGGCGCGTCCTCGTCGGCCGGCGCGGCCATGATGCTATCGCCCCTGAACCGCGGGGCTGCCTGCTCGGCCTTTAGCGCGGCCTCGCCTCGCAGGATCCAGTCGACCGGAATGCTGGCCGGCTCGTCGACGATTGCCTGAGGGTGGCATTGGCCGCCGTCGCAGCACTCCTCCCGGCCCGACAGCCGATCTTCCACGGCCCGGCGGAGGGCGGCGTTTTCCTGTTCCAGCGTGTCGATCGTGGCGGCCATCTCTTTTCGGTCCTCCATCAAGTGGTGACAGTCGGCGGCCAACGCCCCGGCGGTGCCGGTCCACTGGCCCATAAAACGGTTTTTGCGGCGGCGGATCTCGGCCAGGTGGCCGTCGTCCAGGATCATGAGGCGGCCCGCTTCAAGTCGCGGTCACAGAACAACGGTTTGGCGTCGGTGACCTCGCGGCGCTCGTGGTCCACCACAACGAACGCCTGGCAGGGCGGCTCGTAGCTCGCCTTGATTCGCGTGGCGTAGGCGGAGTGGCCGATAAGGCTTCCGTTGGAGACGTAGCGGCCGGCCCGCAGCCATGAGAACTGGTGCCAGTGGCCGAACACCGTCAGGTCGGCCCGGTCGATCCGATCCCAAGCGGCGATCGCCTTGTTCGTCGGGATCGTGATGCCCCCCACGCCGCCGCCATAGGAGACGGCGTGGCCATGGTGGAACCGCACGCGAAACCCGTCCAGTTCGACCACGTTTAGGTAGCCCTCGCCCACCTGCCAGCGCACGTTTTTCTTGGTCTCCTGGCCGGCCATCGTCAGATACATGTGTTGCTCGAACGAGTGGTCTAGCTCCGTCCCGATCCGCAGCTTTTCGGTTGACCGGCCGTGGTTGCCGCTGTTGGTGGCCACGACCACCTCGGGCGTCATGTCGGCCACCATGTCGAGGAAGCCGCGGATCCGCTCGCCGGCCCACCGGATCGCCGACAGCGGCGGCAGTTGGGCCATCTCAGCGGTGTCAGGGTGGATATGGCCACTCAGGAAGTCGCCGCCCAACCAGACGACCACCCGCGGCACCTTGACCAGCTGCCGCTGGTGCTCGAGCAGGACGGCGAACCGCTCCGACAACTCGGCAATCCGCCGGTCGGCCACGTCTAGGTCGTAATCGTTCAGGCCGTTGACCGTGGCCGGGTCCACCCGTTCTTCAACGTGCCAGTCCGACAGGGCCACGATCACCGTAGCCGATCCCTTGACACTTTTGGTCAGGCGGCCGGGCTTGGCGGGCTTGGCCTTGATGCCGGCCATGCCGGCGATGGCGTCCGCCCGCTCTCGCTCGCGGTCGATCTGGGCCAGCGCCGCCTTATAGCGTCCCTTCAGGCTGGCCACCTCGCTGCGGAGGCGGGCGATCTCGGCATCGGCCGCCAGGCGGTCGACGCTGGCCAGCTCGTCCCCGACCTGGTCGATCAGTTTTTTGTCTGCAGCCATGCCTCGACTCCTCGATGGCCGATGTCGATCCCGCGGGCCTTCAGGCTTTTGGACAAAGCAAACGCCAGCCCGGTGCGCGTTGCCTTGGGCATCGCCCCGGCCTCAAACGCCGCCTTGACCTGCCGCAGCTCGTCCAGCAGGTCGGGCGGCAGCTTTAGGTGCCAGGGCGTGGTTCCCTTCTTGGGGAGGTTGGCCAGCACATCGTCCATCAGCGGGGCACGCTTTGCCATCAGTCCTCCTCGTCTTCAGGCCGGCGGAAGCGTTCCGCATCCAGCACGGCGGTCAGGGTTTCAGAAAACTCCTCCACGCTTGACTCCAAGAGATCTGGCCACCGGGCGTGGATCAGTTCGTGGAGCAGCGTGTCGAGGAGGTCCGTTCCGGCCAAGGTGTGGTGAATGCGGATCGTCCGGTTCGTGTAGTCGCACTCGCCGTACTTGCCTCGCAGCCTGGCCCGCACGATCTTCCACCGCTGGTCGGCGATGTAGACGGTGCGAGTCCTGCGAGCCCGTGCCATCGTGGCCTCCTCTGCTCTGATTCTGCCGCGGCCCGCGTGGCGTCCAACGCCAGTTTCGCCCGCATTTTGGGCCGGTTGGACCAGATTTCGGAGGGGGTGCGGGCTCAGGGTATCGAAAACTGAATGCTGAAAAGGCCAGCTGGCACGTTCCGAAAAACCATGTCATCCGCAGGATCGCATGGATTGCCGCCAAAGCGGTCTGCGTTGGCGGCCAAGTAGAGAGAACTCAAGGTTGCGCCTTGCATGGCGCTGTAGGCCTGAAAGACGTCCCCTGCGCTTAAGGTTTCGCATCCGGCCACTGACAGCGGGATTGTGACCCTTTGGTGCTCGACTTGCGAGCGATACCAAACGCGGTTGCATGAGGTGAGGTTTATTCTGCGGGCTGAAAACTTAAACCACCAGTTGAAGTGTATCTCGATGACCGCGCCTAAGTTATGGATCTGTTGCTCTGGACGAAAGCCTGGCGTGGCAAACGGCCGGTCATAACCATCAGGAATGCCGCCCGGCTGTTCGCCGATTTCGTAGGTGTGCCGCTCAAGCTCAAGTCGAGTTGGAGTGAGACTGGAAAACGCATCAAGAGACATTCCGCTTTCGCCGGGCAATGGCAAATACTTGTTTACGAGTGGCAAACTGCTTGGCAAATCAGTGCCGCATCGCGTATTGCGTTGGCCGCCAGGAACTACTTTGAACCCTGGTAGTCCACCACTGTCAGTGAGTTTTCTGGTGAACGCAAAAGCGTGGCACATTGCCTGAATGTCGACGTCGCACGGATAAGTACCAATAGTAGATAAGCTTTGAACGCTTGAAATGGTCACCGCGGGAAACTGTTTAAATCCCGAAGCATACATGCGCGGCAATAAGTTGCGGCCTGCGCATGAAGGCAAAAAGTCGATTGTCTGTCCACCGACAAACCAATAGAAGTTTGGCTGAAAATAAAACCCCAACAAGCCGTCAAAAGGACTTGGAAAAGCAAAGCCAATGTTGTCAATCTCTGACTGACGCCCACCGCTTTGCGGCGTTGGAGGAAAAGTCAGCGTGAACTGTTGCCGCGCTCCGTTCTGCGATAACTCATGCCCGGCGTGAATAATGGCATCTTCGTGCCAATGCGGACCATCGACGGCGTAGGTGTCGACATAATGCTGCGACGGTCTTCCTGCCACGCTGTCTTCTAGAACTGGTTCGTGGAGGTCTGGCCGGTCGCCTTTGTGGCCGCCGTAGTATGCAAACCGATTGAGATTGGGGCCAGTTGCGCCAGTCGGCAAAAACACATTTGTCCTGCCGTTGCCGTGGACCGTGCATTGGTGCAGACTGCAGGAAATCGGCGTGCTTGAAAAGTTGACCGGGGGTGAGTTGTGGTATCCGTCTAGCCCCCTGGCCGCGTCAAACTCAAGCGTAACGCCGTGACGAAATGCCGAAACGGGAGAATCATTGCTGCCGGTTTCCAGCGGATGGCCCAACAGGTCTTCGGCAGTCACAACAAACGGCAAAGTTGTCTCGTATCCATTGTCTGGTCTGAGACCTACCTGAAAATCCCAGCCGACTTGTATTCCGACAAATACCTGTTGAGTTTCGGAAAGCATTTGGCCGACAGGGTCATAGACAAGAACTGCGGCCAGAGCTTGTCTTTTGTTTTTTAGCGGTTCATGACCCGCCATTGGTTCTAGCCCATGCAACTCAACCGCAGTCTGTTCCCCTTGTCCGATCCGCACTCTGAGCGGACCACCGACAAAACCTTCGTTGCGACCTTCAGACCATTCAAAGCCTCGCAAATACCATGCACCCCTGAGAAACACCGGCCGTTCTGCCTCTATGTAGTTTCCTGGTTCTACGAGCGTAGGCGTTGCCTTAACCTCCTCCTCAGTAATCGTCAGGGGCCATGCCACGCGGCCGACGCCGACGCCGCCGAATCGGCCGTATGTGTCGACCGGGTAGCCGATGGTTGGCGGTGCATCCATTTCGACCCAGACACCGCGCGTCAGGTCGTCGTTTGCTAGTGCGTAGATCCGCACTGCGCCGTCTTTGTAGGAAACGCTGCGGTTGTTAAATAGATCTGAAAAACCCCAGCCTTCCGTCCTTACAATCAAGCCCAGCGATCCCGGCCAACACAAATCGCTTTCGACAAGTGCTTCATATGGCCCGGTTGGACTGGCCATGTCTTGAACAACGCCGGTCGGGCCAGTTGGCCCGGTTGCGCCAATGACTCGCGCCTGACGCCACGGCTCACGGCCCACAAACTGGCTAATCGGTTCCTGGGCGTAGTAGCTATGCGGCGAGCAATCGCCAGAATGCGTCACAGCCTCACCACCGCGTAATAGACTTGCTCGAGCGTGTCATCAAGTTCAACCGGTGTCTCGATGCCTTCTGCGGTTTGTTGTTCTTCACTGAAAGGCTTGATGTTTGTCCACAGCAATAGTTCGCCAGGGCCGCAGTCGCTGTCCTCGGCCACTCCGAGAAGGTTAATGGACGTGTCACTTTCGTAACGGAGGACAGGTAGACGCACCCGCGGCAAAAAGCCGCCAGGATTTTTTCGCACCATTGCTAGACACGTCCCGTGCGTGCAAATGAGAGACCCTGTGCCCGTCATCGACTCGCCACGGCCGCCGCAAAGGACCGCAAATGAGAGAGTAGCAGTCAGCCTCCGATCCACAAACGCGACAGGCGAGGCCAGCTGTGCATATGTGTATCCCGGGGTAATGGGCGGTGTTGCGCCAAGTTGGGGATCTCGAAATGGCAACGGTGAAACAAGGGCAGGAATATCTCCGCCTCTTACTACCATTCCGAAACGGTGATTTGTTTCCGAAAAACCTTCTAATCGGACGGTCCGATAAAGCCGGTCTGGCATCTTCAGCGCTGCCGCGGCCTCAAACCCAACGCGACCTGACAGCACTACGTCCGCCGCGTCTTGGGCGCGGTTCCACGCCCGGGCTGAGAAAGCGGTTGATATGTTTTGGCCTGGCTTAACCCGGCCGTCAGCGCGGGCCATCAGTCCACTCCGATCCCAAGATCAGCAAAAGGTTGTCTGCGGTACACTTTGTTGACGTAGACAAACTTCGGCTTTTTCAAAAGCGTGTTGCTTTCGACAGCGTCTTCATATCGAACCCACAGGTAGTCGTGCCCGTCCTTTTTAATGTTTTCAATCTCGCCGATCGTAATCGCTGGAAACGTCTTTTCCGGCCCCTGATTTGCAGCCGCGACAAACTTGTACGACAGCGACCACGGCCCGTCGCCCTTGTCCTCGTCCCACTGCTGCGAGCCGCTCGCGCCCAGGAACAGCACCTCGCCCGCAGCAAACCCGCGAAAATCGGCGTCGTTCACCGTGCCGGTCAACGTGGACACTTTCTTGATGTATGCCGTCGTGACGTACTGCGCCGGAACATCGTAGGTTTCGGTCCACGTCAACTGCGGGACCACAATGTCGACTCCCTGCACGCTGTCGCCATCGACTCCGATAGCGCCCCGCATGTTTGGGGCGGCTGGCGAGCCCTCGACTGAGTCATCGTGGAACCGATCCTCTCCCTCCGGAAATCCGTCGCTGGGGATCGACTGCGTGATGTGCTGGGTCGCCCCGCCCGTGTCGAACGACCTCGACCGCTTTAGCGGGTCTTGTTGCTGATCGTCCTCGCCACCGTCGCTGACATAGGACACCTCGAGCTGCCAGGCCTTGTCGCCCAGGTACTCGAGCGAATAGCTTTCGGCGTGGAGTTTGTTTTGCGGCTGCCCCGGATACTGCCAGAACATGTAGCTCTGCCAGAGCGTGGTGTTGACGTCGCCGTGGACGGCGACGTCGTCGTTCGTGCCGAAGATCTTCCAGCTCTTGCGGTAGGTCGACTGGGCCTTGCGGCCCAGCCGGTGGATCGTGGCCCCGCGGCTGGAGTTGTCTTCGACCCAGGTGTATGCAGGCATGGTGTTAGTCGGCGACGAGGCCGGCCATAGGGTCGCGGGTGTTCTGTTCGATCTGTGTCAACTTGTCGAGTTGCTTCTGAGCCAGGTTCTGGCCGAACCCCAGCTGGCCCAGCGCGGCCCCGCTGAACGTGCCGACCACGTCGGCCTGGGTGACGCCGGCACCGGAAACGTCCAGCGGAACTCCAGCCGTCCCCGATTGTTCAGCCACAGCTGCCGCCTCCGTGGCAAACTGTGCCGCCAAATCGGCAACCCTTGCCTCGGCGGCCTGCGTGGCAACCCTTCTGGCGTCCGCACGCTGAGAGTTTGCGTCTAGACGGCCCGCCATGGTGGCCCCAGCTGCAGCGTTGTTGGCCTGGATATTGCCGGCAGCGTCTTCGCGGATTCCCCGCCGAACCTCACTGGCGGCGGCGTTTCGGCCCTCAACGCCCGTCCTTGAGATGGCCCGCTCTTGGGCACGGGCGGCCATTTGGCTATCGACCTTGCGGTTTTCTGCTGCCAGGTCGTATCCCTTGACAATAAACGACTGAACCCAGTTCCATGACTTCTGGACCGCGGCCACCATGGCATCAAACGCCGCCATCACGCCGTTGACGATGCTGTCGACCACCCCCATGATCACTGCCTCGACGGTCACCAACGCCTGAGCGATGTTGCTGTTCATCGTCTCCCAAATGTTCATCACATTCGTGGCCAAATAGGTGAACGTGTTTTGCAGGTCAGCCACGAACGGGTCGACGTAGCTCATTAGGGCTTCGACGCCGCGGAGCCAGCCGGCAGTCAAGCCGGCCCACAGCATGTCCATTGCCCCGGATAGGTTGCCCGCCGTGAGCGCGTCCGAAATGCCTTGAATCGTGGTGCTGGCGGTCTGTCCCAAATCGTCAAACACGACGGCTGCGTCTTGGACGGCCGCACGCAAGGGACCGGCGATCGTGTTGGCTGCGTTTCCGATGACCGACCCAACGCTTCCAAATGCCGAAGCCATGCCCGCGGCGATTTGCGGACCAAACGCAACTACGGCACCTAGACCAGCCACAAGGAGGGCAATCGGGCTCAGCAATGCTCCGATCACGCCACCAACTGCCGTCAAACCAGCAGAGAGACCCATGGCCGCAAAGCCAGCGACCGTCAGGGCTGCGCCGATCGCCGCGACGCCAGCACCGACAGCAAGTGCAATCTGGACAAACCGGCCGTTTTCCTTGACGAACCGCGAGAACTCACCGGCCACCAAGCTGACGACCCGTGCCACCTGCGTGAAGATTGGGGCAACCGCCCCGCCAATGTTGACGACGATTGAGCGGAGTGCCTTGTTCATTGCGTCAACAGCATCACCAAGCGCCGTGGCGGCGTTGGCCGTGTCACGATCCATGACGATGCCAAGACGGACTGCTTCGGCCTGCAGCTCGGCAATGCCAGCGGCTCCCCCTTCAACCAGCGGCAGCAGTGCGGCGCCAGCTTTGCCGAACACCTGCATGGCGAGCGCGGCCCGCTTCCCCGGATCTTGGACGCCAGACAAAGCGTCGGCGATTGCGACAAACTGATCTTCCGGCGACAGCTGCGACAACGCGTTAACGTCCAGCCCAAGCCGTTGAAACGATTCCGCAGCTTCGCCTCCTTTGGTAGCCGCAGCGTCCATGGCCCGCTGCATGCCACGGACGCCTTTTTCCAGCGTTGCCATGTCCGTGCCGGACTGTTCAGCCGCATAGCCGAGCGACGAAACCGCTTCAGTCGACATGCCAGTCCGGGAGGCCATCTTCTGGACCGCATCGCCAACCGTGGCAAACGCAGTGGCTGCGGCCGCGAGCGGGGCAATGATGGCTGTCCCGAGGGCTGTGACGCCAGCCCCGGCCATTGCCATCCGCTGGCCGACCTGGCCGATCTGCCTGTTGAGGTTGCCCAGCACCTTGAACAACTGGCTCGGGTCGGCCCCGATCTCTACAAATACCTGCCCGCCGCGGACCTTGCTCATGACGTGTTTACCTCGTGCCAGTCATCGCCAAGAAGTTTCGCGATCTCTTCTGGCGTTGCTTGGCGAGCCGCTCGTTTTTTCGCAAACGGGTTCAGACGGGCTGGGTCGACTTTGGGCGCGTGCTTTGGTTTGTTGATGTTGGCTTGCTGGGCAAGGATGTTGGCGGTGTGCCACCAATCGTGCTCGAGGCGGTACTGTCTGGCGATGAACAGCTGCCGGATCGTCCATTCTCCGGGGTGGACCCCGAGGATTGCGGCGGCTTCCCATACAGCGTTCCAGACAGATCCATCGGGTGGACGTTTGCCAGCCCGTGTTCCGCCTGCGTCATCAGCTCGCCGGCCACCTCGGTCATCTTGGCTGCGATTAGGCCGAGCGTCTTTCGCAGCCGGAGGGGGAAAAAATCGACCAGCTCCTCCTCCAAGGCTTTCGACGCTGCCTCGAGAGAATCGCCACGCAGGCCCTCTAAAAACTGGTCTTTGGTCAACTTTCTGTCTTCGACCTGCCGGATCAGCATCGCGTACAGCACCTCGCCAAGTTTGGCGAACTGCATCCGCACGACCTGCAGCGTCTGGGTGATCGTGGCCAGGTCAACGATGTCAAACGGGACCGACTTGCGACTGCCTGTCGGTTGGCCGTCCTCGTCGAGTTGGTCGATCTCGATGTTTACCATGTCGCGCACACGCAAAGCGGTCGCCACGGTCAGCGCGATCTGCCACGGCCGGCCCTGGTCGTCCCGGAACTCTTTCATAGCCTCAGTCCGCTCCTTGTCATCTTGGCCTCGACCTGAAACGTCACCACGCCGTCGACGGCGGCCGTTTCACTCAGCGACGTGATCACGGCCGTGAACGACCAGCCGCCGCTCCCACCCGACACTGTGACTTCGTCCCCTGCGTTAAGCGCAGTGGCTATGGCAGTGATCGACGTGGTGTCGTTCACCTCCATCGACAGCGAACCGTCACGGCCGGTCTGGTAGACCGCTACATCACGGCTGCCGTATTCCTCGATGTCGATCGTGCGGGCGGCACTGGAAAACGTCACGTTGCGGACGCCGACTATGGCCGTGCCGACTGTGACGGTGCCATCCTTGCCCAGAACGATCGGCACGGGATCAGCCCTCCCGTGCGGTGACGGTGTAGGTCACCGCTCCGTCGATCGAGATGTTCTCGGTGACGCCCATGACGATGAAGCTAGACGTGGGCGTGTTGGTGGCAAGCGCCGTGACCAGCCCCGTAGCGCTGTGGCACTCAATCTCCCACAGCTTGCTCGTCAGGCCAGTCTTGTAGGCCCGGAACCCGGGATTGCTGGCCGTGCCGCCCGCATTGCTGCGGTTGGTGACGTCGACGATCTCCACCTCTTCGGTGTAGGTCGCGGAAATGATTTGGCTTCCGAACGGAGGGGCCGAACCGTCCTTGCCGAGCGTGATGGCCATGCGTGCGGGTCTCCCTGATTAGGACTGCGAATGGTTGCGGCTGGCCGAGACCGTGAACGTCCGGATTCCGTCGATCGGGTCGGTCCTGGCGACGTTGGTCACGACATACTTGACGTTTCCGGTGCTGGGGCCGGACAGCGTGAACACGTCGCCTACAGCCACGCCGGGGTCGTCGACGCACTCAACCTCGACCGTCTGCTCGATCATGGCCTTTTTGAACTTGCGGCTGGTGTCACCGAGCTTCGTGACGTCGACCTCCGCGGCAGAGTTGTTGACGGTGACGCTGCGGGCGTTGCTGATGCCCGTGATCGTTACTTCTTTGCCGAGCTGGACTGACATGGTGGTTCAGTGCTCCCGTGGGCGGTTGTTCGCTCACGGTAGCCCCGGGCGGGGTCAGGCCCGCAGGGGGTCTGGCGTCACGGGCCAGAGACAAAGTTGCGAAATGCGTCAGGGATTTTTGGGCGGACCTTGGCCAATCCGCCGGCCATGTATAGGCCAGGCTTGACCCGCCCTGCGTCTGTCTTAAACACACCGCTCCGACCTTTTCGACCTGTCTGCGCGTCTTTTCTCACGACAACGATCGACGGTCCACCCGGCACAGATACTCCGCCTTCTAGGCGGCGAACAGGTCGCCGCGAGACGTACTGATAAGACACCTGACGAGCCCCGCCAAACTCTTGAATCCTGTTGAGCCAGACGGCGTTTTCTGCCGGTCCAATGACCACCGAACCCTTTCGGTCGTCTCGCTCGTAACGGATGCTCCCTCGCAAAAACCCTTTGGCGGCCCGTCCCCGGCCCGTCTTCCAGCTGGTCACACGCCCGGGCGTCGGCGGCCGAAAGTCGATGGCCACCACCGGGATGCCGTCCTGTTTTCCGACCTCGCGAAACGCCGGCTTTTTCTTGGGCTGCTTGTTCAAGAACTGTTTTTTTACCGACTGCATCGTGAACGAGCCGATCCGGTCCAGGCTCTTGTTCCGCCCGGCCTGGTAGCGTTTCTTGACGTGGGCCGTGTTGACCTTCGCCCGCACCTTGACGGTCGTCCGCATGGCTGCCTCCTACGTCCGGTGGACGCGATAGGTGGCCGTGATCACGGCCCGCCAGACGTTCCGCTCCTGCAGCCCCTCGTCGGGGTTTAGCGAGACCTCGACCTCCATCGGGCTGGTCACGCCGGTCGGCCAGGTCACGCCGTCGTCCCAGTCGTGCTGGCGAATCGCGTCTACCATTTCCTCGGCTAAGGCCAGCGTGTCGTCGGCCAGCTGCTCCGTCGGGGCGTGGCGGCCGACGAACACGATGATCGCGTAGTCATACTGCCAATGGACCCGGTCGGCCCGGGTCGTCTCGATCGCCCCGGGCATGACCGCTACCACGGGGTCGTCCATGTCCTCGATGTCGTAGCTGGGCCAGTTCTGCCGCACCACCGAGGGCGTGACAGCGGTGAAGCTGTAGGCGTCCAAGCTGTCGGCCAGGGCGTCGGCGATCTCGCGGGCGGTGCTCACGCTAGGCCTCCATCAGCCGCCGCATGGCCTCCAGATTGGCCCGCAGGCGGTCGTCTAGCGGTGATCGTGCCACGGCATCCTCGGCCAACTGCAGGGCCTGTGGCCGCAGCCCCAGCTCCCAGGCGGCCATGGCCGCGATGTCGGCGGCCCGGGCCTTGGCGTTGGGATCGGTGGCGTGGGTCGGCTCGCCGTCCGCCTGGAGGGCGACCTGGGCAAACGCCAGCGTTTCGCGCCACTCGCGCCGCCGGCAGTGGACTTGGGCCAAATGCTCCCAGGCGTCGGGCTCCCACGTCGCCTCGCGGGCGGCCCGGTGAAGGTGGGCCTCCTCGCCCGTCACACGGGACAAGGCCCGCAGGGCGTAGGCCCGCTCGGTCACGCTGCCGTCGGGCATCCGCAGGTATGCGGCCCACTGGGCCGCCGCCTCGGCCAGATTGAGGTAGTCGCACTCGCGGGCCAGATACCACCGCGCCCGGGCGTCGTGCGGTGCCTCGGCCACCGCCACGCGGAGCAGCTCGAGGTCCGTGTGGTGGCGTTTGCCGGGATCCCGGTGGTGGTGGATCTCCAGCCCTTCGGCCACCCGGATCCGCCGGTCACCTTTCCAGCACACCAGCCCTTCGTGGGTCGCCCCGGTCCATCGGAAGCCGGCCCGGGCGTGGACCCGGTCGCAGTAGAAGACGAGGCCCGGCCGGCCGTCGGGTGCCCACGACCAGACGTAGCGATACCGCAGGTTGTTGGTGCCGTCGACCCAGGCCCGCTCGACCGCCTCCCGCCAGCCGGGCTGAAGCCGCTCGTCGAGGTCCAGGCGGATCGCCACGTCGACGTCCGGCGGCAGGTGGTGGAGCGACAGGTTGTGGGCCTCGTCCCACCGCCACGGGCAGACGTAGCCGGTGGCCACGGTCACGCCGGCCAAGGTCAGCCGCTGCACGGTGCCGTCGGTGCTGCCGGTGTCGGTGACCACCCGCACGTCCGCGTCCTGGCACGACTCTGCCCACGGGATCGCGTGCTTTTCCTCGTTCTTCGCCAGCGCGTAGACGCCGATTTTCACGCCCGCCTCCAGACGATCAGGGTCTCCCCGGCCGTGCCGCCGCAGAACTCGCAGCCCGGCCGACAACGGGCCTTGCCGATATGGACGCCGGTAGGCACCGCCTCCCACCGCAGCCCGTCAGGGGCGGTGATCCGGTCCGCGAGCAGCTCGGGGCGGCAGTCGATGTCGATGTCCTCGATGACGTACACGCCGCCCGGGGCCAAGAGCGGCAACAGCGTCTCGGCGGTGACCATCTGATGGGCCTCGAGGTGCGAGCCGTCGTCGATGACGAGGTCGAACAACCCGCCTCCGGCTGCGGCCACGGCCGCCTGCAGCGACTGACGGACGCCCTGGTCGGCCTCATAGCACCGGATCCGCCCGGCCGTGAACAGAACGTCCGGCCGAATGTCGAGGCCGATGATCTCAGCCGCCGGGAAATACTCCTCCCACATTCGCAGCGACGAGCCGGCGTTCACGCCCACCTCGAGCACCCGCCGCACCGCCTCGCGGCGATCGCCGAACATGGCGTGGTACGCGGGCGTGTAGTTGTGGCAGGTGTCCCCGGGCACGCCGCCGTAGACGGTCGAGGTGCCGCCCTTGTCGGTCATGTGCTTGTCGGCCAGTTGGCAAAGGATGGTCATGGGAGCCCCCGGTAGTTTGTGAACTGGGTCTGGTCATGGTTGGCCGGATACCACCGCACGGGCAGGGCCTCGAGCAGCTCGACATAGGCCATGGTGTTCATGTCCCACGACAGCCGGCCGGTCAGCCTGGCCCGCAGGCTGGCCACCGTCTCGACCGCGTCGAACAGCGGGGCGGCCAACTGCCGGGGGCAGATCCAACAGGACCCGACAAACCGCCAGTGGGCCTCGGCGTCGTTGACCGGCCCCTTGGGCCAACAGCCGGGCAGCGTGATCGCGTCACAGGGCTGCCGCTCCAGGTCGTCGACAAACGCCCGCAGGACGTCTTCGGTGACGTTGGTCTGCTTCAGGACCGTGTATTCGATCCACGCGAACACGTCGACGTCGGGATACCACTCGGCGGCCTGCCGCATCCACCAGTAGCGTTGCAGGAGGACAATGTTCGACCGGGTCATGTCGTGCGGCGTGTGGAACCGGTCGGCCGGCGGGTGGGCACACGACGGCAACAGGCCGGGGTTCGCCCTCAGCAGCTCGTAGGCCCAGCAGTCCTCGAGCCGCCAGCCGGCGTCGAAGGCGTGGAGTTTGCCACCCAAGGCGGCCTTCAACCGGCCGCCCAGGTCGGCACACTTGCCGGGGGTCAGGTGCTTGGCCGGGAACGGGGCCTGGACAAACCCGGTAACTGCCATCGCCTTCATGGGCTGGGGCCTCCGTAGCCGGTGAACAGGGTCTCGTCGTGGTCTGCGGCGTACACGCGGAACTTGTTTCGGTGGTCGCGAAGGATGGCAGACCAGGTGTTCACCTCCCAGGTGGTCTGGCCGCTCGCTTCCATCTGCAGCGTGGCGTACTTCACCGTGGTGTCGTGAAACCACTCAGCCAGCCGGGGCGGCACGACCACCACGCCCCCGGCGACGTACCAGGCCGGCTTCGACCAGTCGATCAGCGGCCGATTGACCATCGGCCAGATCCCGGCGATCGTGATCCGGTCCGGCGGGGCCGCCTCCACCCGGGCGAAAAACTCGCGGATCATGCGGTCGGTGATCGGGGCCTTCAGGTGGCAGATCCCAAAGTCGACCCACACGGCGTGGTCGTTCGTCATGCGGGCCGCCTCGGCGAGCCAGGCGGTTTTCTGGTGCTGAACTACCGTGTACGACACGGTGTCCTTAATGGGCGATCCGGGCGGCGGCCGGCAGCCAGACGCATAGTCGGACATCCAGCAGTTAGCCAGCCCGGCCGGGCGGACAAACGTCTGCGGCGTCGGGATCACCTCGTTGGCCGGACCGTCGTAGAAACAGACCGTGGGCAGGGCCAGGCCGACGAGCCGCCGGCCCAGCTCGAGGTAGCGGGCGTGCGGCCGGTGGCCCGAACTCAGCCGGACGTAGCCGGTGACAAGAGTTGCCACGCTTCCTCCTCCGGCAGCTCGACCAGCCAGGCCTCCGCGTCCCGCACGCCAAAAGACACGATCACCCGGCCCGGCAGGATCTCCAGGCCGGCGGCAAACTCGATCGCCCGCGATTCGCGAAACCAGAACGGCTGCGAGATGCGGGCCAGGGCCAGCTGCTCGTCGAACCAGACGAACCGGTGTTCGTAGGACCGGCCCCGCGGGGTGTGGGCCACCTCGTGGATCACGGCCAGCCACCCGCCTCGGAACGGCACCAGCTGCGAGCCGCCGCGGAACTCGCTGGCGATCACCGGGGCCGGGCTCCGCCGCACGATCTGCCAGCCGCCTGGCAGGTCGGGGTCCGGGTCGATCGTCACAACGTGGCCGCCGTGCCGGCAGGCGTAGACCCAGCCGCCCCGGCCGGCGATCGGCATCCAGTTCTTTTCGTGTTCCTGCGTGGTGATCCCGTCGAGAACCCGGAGGTCGGTGACGGTGGCCGTGGCCAGGTCGATCGTGCCGGCCGCCATCCGGCAACGGCCGTCGAACGGGGCCGCGTTGCGGACGGTGGCCGAGATCCCCAGGCCCGCGCCCACGGCCCGCAGCCGGCAGTCCTCAAGCCCGTCCACCGGGTATTTAGTTTTTGGGTAGGCCACCTCGAGCGGCCGGCAGGACACGGGTCGCAGCTCGGCGTCGAACCGGACGAGCAGGTTCTGGGTGCGGATCGTCTGGCCGTCGGCCTCGGGCATGACGTAGCGGCCGTCGACGATTTGATAGTTCGACGAGCGGACGATGGCGACCAGGTCGCCGCCGTGGACGATTACCGTGGGGTTAAACAGCGACCAGCCCGGGTGAGCCGGGGCGATGTCGATCCGGTGAAACCTCGGGCTCGCCAACTCGGCCAAGAGCGGCGTGTAGACGATCCGATTGGCCCGGGTGACCATCGCGATCTCGGCCGACACGTCCGGCGTGGACAGGATCCGCTCGCACGCGCGGCGGCCGGCCTCGATCTCGCCGCAGTGGTAGGCGTGGGCCGCCAGGTGGCACAGGCTGTCGATCATGCCCCGCAGTTTGGCAGGGGCCGCCAGCGGGCCGGAGGGGGTGGGCTAGGCCGCGAGGGGGCGGGCGTGGGCCTAGCGTCACTCAGCCGAAACCGTGACCGCAGCCATATAGGTGGCCCGGTCGATCTCTTCGACGGCCCCGCTGGCGAGCAAGTCGGGCAGGATCGCCGCAGCGGCAGGGAACTCGGTGAACTCGGTGTTCACCGCCAGGACGATCCGCCCGGCATCGTCACGCGGGGCGACCGCGGCCGGGTCGATACAGGTGGTCGGCGGCTGGTGTTTCCACGCGGCGTCGAGGCCCAGGCGAACCTGTTCGTAGAGGGCGGCATCGGCGGTGCGGAAGTAGCGGTGTGTCATTATTGGTACGCGAGGTTGTATTTCCGACCGAGATACGAGCGGATTCTGTCTGCGTCGGCGGTTGCCATGGACCGGCTAAACAGAAGCAGCTCGGCAACAGAGACGTTTGCGGCGTTACCAGCGAGGCCGCCGCCAGCACCTACGGTCAATCGGGTAAAGCCGTTGCCGCCAATCGAACCCGAGGCCGTGTAGACGTTTTTCCTGTACCGCAACACCGACGAGCTGCTGTTGAACTCAAAGTCCCAGATGTTGAACGCTTGAACGGAGCCGGACGGCGCGGCGTTGCCAACAACCGTGCTGCCGCCGGGGCCAGAATACATCCGCATGTCATCGCCTGGCCCGCCGAGGAACACTTCACCGCTTCGGGACGTGCTGGTATCGCCTCCGTCAAACACTCGCGGCCCGCCGCTAACGTATGCAGCTTCAAATCGAAACACACCAAAAAACGTATAGGGCTGATTGAACGCAAAGGCGGCCGACTGGAGAAGATCGTTTGTCCCGTCGAATGTGATAGTTGGCCGGCCGTTCAGCGTAACGCTGTTGTACGCGGGCTGGTTGTTGGTGGTGTTCTGAATCAGGTTTCGCCCCTTGCCAGACAGGTCGCCCCACTGCTGGACGCCTGTTCCAATGGTGATGCTGCTCGTAACATCGGCGGCGAACCACGCCTCTAGGCCCGAGATGCTCTTGGGGTTGAAGCCCGAAGCCGTGGGCCGCAAGAGCCGGTTGTTCATCGCACACATCACAGAGTGATCTCCGCATACGCTATGCCGCCTGCGCCGCCACCGGAGCAACTTTGTGCGCTGCCGTGACCGCCGCCGCCCCCGCCCGCGCCGCCGATCCATACCTTCATCGACGTAGTGCCAGCCGGAACGATGTATGTGGTGCCTGACGTGAGCAAGACGTGCGTAGTGCTGCCGCCAACGAACGTCACTACTATCCAACCTGTGCCGCCGTTGCCGCCGTTGAAAAAACCAGACTCTGATGCTGCACCGCCTCCGCCGCCGCCGAACCGACCGTTGCCGCCCGGCGAGCCGTAGTACCCAGCCCCGCCGCCGCCGCACCCGAATCCCGTCGCGTTCCCACCAGTGGCACTAGAGTCTTCATAGGCGGTGCCGCCCGCACCGGACGATGTCGTAGCCTGTGCGGGGCTGAGTGCAGCAAGTGCCGCATATAACGAGTTAAAGTTCGTGGCTTGACCGCCCGCGCCGCCGGTGCTTGGCCCAGTGCTGCCGTTGACGCCGTTGATCGCTCCTCCACCTCCACCTCCAACGTCGCCTCCGGTCGCGCTCGCGCCGCTGCCTCCTGTCGCTGTCAGTACGCCAGACGAGCCGGAAGCAGTGCCGCCCGCGCCGCCAGTAAAGGGGTTCGCGTTTCGCCCCACGCCGCCGCCGTTGGCAGTCATCGACAAGCCGCCCAGCGTGAACGTGGTTGTGCCGCCTGCCGTAGCAGCCGCGCTAGAAGTTGTCCCCGTGCCAGCATCGCCGATGCTGTAGGAAAACACGAGCGATGGACTCGGCCAGATTCCCGCCCGCTTGGACTCCTCTGCCTCACGCAGCGTCCACACGCCGCTCGCCGCGGCTGCTGACGGGACACGGTTGGAACCGATGAATCCGCCTCGCCCCCTCATGCTTCACCTCCTGCGGAGGCAGCCGCCCGTGCCGCACCATAGGCGAGCATCACCGATTCAAACTCCGCGAACGTGAGCGTGTGCCGCTCGCCCGCCATGTCGGTCACGACGCACGGCTGCGTCGCACCCAACTGGTTCGCCCTCGCGGCGAGAACGTAGAGTCCCGTGAGCAGAGCCACATCGTCGGCCTGCCAGCCCAGTCGCCAGCCCTCACTAGTCTCGTAGCCAGCCTCCAGCCATGCGGGTTCCGGCAGCGGCGGAAACAGCGCGTCTAGGTCGGCCTGCGTGAGCGTGGATCGCGTCCACCCGGTCGCGGCGAGAACGTCGGCGTCCTCGCTCCATTGCTTCGGATCAGTCCGCGTGCTGCCGTCTGCCATCCGCACGCGGAACGGCAGCTCCAGAACCGCCACGCCGCTCGCGTCACGCCAGCAGGAATCGTTGACTGCGGGCATCAAGTGATCTCCTCGTGGGCGGTCGTGAACTCGATGTCGCCCGCCGCACTTGCCAGACCCGCGAGCGTCCAACCTTCGGGAAGGTGGATCGGGTTCTCACGGCTCGCGATGACGAGGGAGGCGTCGGCAGGCACAGCCACCGTGCTGACGATGCTGCGCGTCGCCGTGCCGTCGCTCGTCGTGACGGTCACATCAGCGGTGTTCGTGCCGTCGATGTTCGCGGCGACGAGCGACACGACGCGGATCGCCATGTTGCTCGCCGCACCGCACGCGACGATAGTCTGCGATGCCGTCGTGGCGGCGAGGCGTGAGGATTTGAACTCGACGCGGGTCGGGCTGTTCACATTCGGCGCAGCCATAGATCACATGCTCCAGTGGTACAGGGGGGAGAAAGCTTCTGCTTTCCAGAGGCTTGTCGGTGATAATGCCGTCCAGACCTCCACGGCCCCGATGGCGATTCTGATTGGCGTGGTCGCACCCAGCCGAAAGGTCGCATTGCCGCTGCCTAGTTTCACGCTCATGTCTGCGGTTGCCTCAGTGGTCAGACGACCCGCCAGACGGCCGACGTGGCGTCGTAGACGACCAGGGCGGCACCGCCGGCCCGGTCGATGACGTAGTCTCCGGCCCACGGCACAGAAAAATAGGCGTTGGCGTTGCTGCCCGTGTTGTGCTGAAGCGTGATCGGGGCCGTGGCCCCCACGTTAATCAGCAGTTTGGCGTCACCGTTCACGCCCGTGATCCCGAGGCCCCGCAGGTTGACGCCTGTCGTGCCGGTCACCGCCAGGCGGTAAATGTCGCCGGCCCCCGGGTTGTAGCCGGTCACGGTCGTGTTGGCGGTCAGGACCGACGGCGTGGTCACGACGTTGGTGTACGACGCGCCCGTGGCTCCCGCTGCTCCGGCTGCGCCCGCGCTGCCCGTCGGTCCCGTCACCGTGCTGGCAGCGCCGGTGCTGCCCGTTGGTCCGGTCACGCCCGTAGGCCCGGCGATCCCGCTGCCCACCAGCGTCCAGGCCTGGCCGCTCCACTGATACGTCCGGCCGCCCGTCGTGACCTGCTGGCCGTTGGTCGGTCCGGTGGGAAAACTAAGAGACATGGTTCACCCTCGTTTAAGCGTATGAAATGACTTGCCACTGGGAACCATCCCACACCACCAGCTTCGGGCTAAAAGATCCAAACACCGACGTCACCGTTGAGCCGCCAGGCGTTGCAATGAACAGGGTCTCGAAACTTGTGATTTCCCTAAAGCAAAACTCTAGGCCCGGGGACATTCCGGTTGGCAGCGTCACGGTCTGGCTGCCGCCCGTGCAGGTCAGGAACTGGTAGTGGGGCGAGGATGCTGTCAGCGTGATGCCAGTGGTCAACGTCTGCACGTTGACACCACGGTTTGAAGCTGGCCCCGTCGGCCCGCGCTCGCCCTGAACCCCGATCTCGATGAACTGGCCGCCGTAGCGGACGAAGTATTTGCCGCTTGCCGTGTCGAGCCACACGCTCCCGGCCGCAGTCAGGTTAGGAGCCGTGGGACCGGTGGCGGCAAATGCCAGCGCCCCGGTCGCCCCAACGTTGCCCGTTGGTCCGGTCACCGTCGAGGCTGCGCCTGTGGGTCCGGTGACGTTTGACGCAGCCCCGGTCGGGCCGGTGACGGTCGAGGCCGCGCCGGTGGGTCCCGTCACGTTCGACGCTGCCCCCGTAGGCCCGGTCACCGTCGAGGCCGCGCCAGTTGGTCCCGTGACGTTTGACGCTGCCCCAGTGCTGCCCGTGGGGCCGCGCTCACCTTGCACCCCAATCTCGATGAACTGGGTCTGGTAGCGAACGAAATACCGTCCGGTTGTTTGGTCGAGCCAGACCGCGCCGGCCACCGTCAGGCCTGGGGCCGTGGGAGCAGTCGGGCCGACGGTGAACGCGATCCCGCCCGTGGGTCCGGTCACTGATGGACCCGTCGGCCCCGCCACCGTCGATGTCGGCCCGGTTGGCCCGAACGACAAGTTGATGCCGCTGGGCCAGCTGCCGGCCGCCTTGGGGCCGTACAGGATTTTGTTCGACGTGTCGATGAACAGGTCACCGTTCTGCCCGATTCCGCCGGTCGGCGCGGCGGTGCCGGCCAGCACGGGCGAGGCACCGGAGGGAAGTCGATAGAAGGGCATTGGTTAATCCGTGATGACGTACAACGTCGCAGCGTTTTTGACAGAAATAGCGTTGTATTCCGCTTGCGTCAGGCTTACCACGTTGGTGATCGCGTCCGCCCCCGTGATCCCGGCAGTGTTGCTGACCACGGCACCGGCCACTGTAGGCCCAGTTGGGCCGGTAACGCTGGCGCCGGCTGGCCCCGTAACGCCGACCGGCCCGGTCGCGCCCACGCCAGCCGGCCCCGTCGCCCCGCTAATCGCGCCTTGCTGCAGGTAGGTCGTGATCTGCGAGAACGTGACCCGCTTGGTGGCCGAGCTGCTCGACATGATCAACATGTCGGTGCCGGTGATGCCCGTGACGGCCGGCAGCTCGCTGACGCGCTTCTGAATCGGCATCAGTTCACCTGCAGCGGAACGACGATTTCGTCACCCTGCTCGGTGACCAGGTACTGGACGTCGACGTCGACCCGCTTGGTATGCACCAGGACGCAGGTCTGGAACGCATCGCCGTAGCGGAACAGCGGCACGCCTCGAGGTGCCGACACCTCGTAGACGTTGGTGGCCCCGCCCAGTTCTTCATAGATCTTGTCGCCCCGCTGCGGCTCGCCGTAGGGCAGCTCGTCGGTCTTGATGATGAAGTCGCGGCTTTCCCATTGCTCGATCACGCCGGAGCCGTTCTGGGCCTCAAACGTCGACGAGCCGATCGTGGCCGGCACCGTGGCCGTGTTCCCACCGCGGACGTAGGCCACCGTGGCGGCAGCGCTTGCACGCAGCCGGTCGGTGAGCCAGGCAGCCCCGGCGGAAAGCATGTCGGCCATGGGTCACCTCCGCCCACAACGCCCCGGCGGCGCGCGGTAGCGATCGCGCACCGGCCGGGGGTTGCAGGTGTTCCGGGGAACTACTTGTTCAGGATCACTTCGACCGTGGTGTCACCCACCAGCCGAGCCTTGGCCAGCTTGCCGGCGGTGACGCCGGTCGAAGCATGGGCCACGCCGGAGGCGGCCACCCAGTTGATCGCCGAACCCTGGGCACCGGTGGCACCCGTGGCGACCGGCATCGAGAACACGCCCTCGACAGCCAGCGACCCGAGGGCGTTGGCGGCGATGGGACGGGGAGCAACACCGACGAGCGCACCGACCACGACCACGGCACCGGCCGCAACTGCGGTGCTCGGCGTGTAGTCAAGGACGTGGCCCTTCTGAACGTAATCGGCCATGGTTAGGAACCTTTCGAACTAGGGGAGCGGTTAGGTGAGATCCGGCGGGCGGGCGTGGGCTCCCGCCCGCCGGGTTGTTGTTCACGACAGGGGTCAGACGTCCATCTTGACGCCGGCTTTGTCCTCGGCCTTGGCACAGCCAAAGTCGAAGTAGCCGCGCATCTGCACGCCCAACGTGTGGAAGTCGGCCTCGGCCGTCTCCACGATCGGGCTCTGGACGCCGTTCAGGAACGCCACCTCCATCACCGGCAGATCGGCCGGCGAGGCGAGGAGGTAGTAGTCCGCGACGTCGGTCAGGTAGGTCGAGCTGACCACCTCGTAACGACCGGCGAACACGTTCGTCGACGGCTGGCCGCTGGTGTTGCCGCTCGAGATCTGGATGGAGTTCATCAACTCCGCCGCGGTGATCTCGAGGTCGACCGGCGTCAGCAGGACACGCGGCTGGGTCGCCATGGGCTTCCCGTCGCTGTCCTTCAGCTTCCGATAGAGGGCCAGGGCTTCCTTCAGACCGGCCAGGCCAAGGGCCGTGGCGCTGGTCTTCTTGTTGCCCTTGGCCACCGTGAAGAAGGTCGAGTCGTTGAGGAACTCGGCCCAGAACACGTCGTTCAGCTTGAGGGCACCACCGCGGCCGATCCGCTGCGGCACCGCCGTGAGCGCCCCGAGGTCGTCGTTGATCAGGTCGGTACGGGTGACCGAGGTCATGATCCCGTAGGTCTCCGCACTGATCGTCCGGGTCTCGTCCGACGCCGCTGCGGAGTGCAGCTCGCCGCCGTTGCCCACCTTCTCGAACGAGAAAGCGCCGTTCAGGCGGTACTGGTTGATCGTCTTGAAGTCGTTGACCGACCGCACCGACGAGATCGACCGCCAGGCCGACTCGACGCTGTCGAAGCCGGCCAGGAGGAACTTGTTCACCGTGCTCGACAGGATGCCCGAGATCGAGTGGGTCGCCCACGCCGCGGCCAGGATCGGCCGAAGGGTGGAAGCGTTCACGCGACGGGGACCGTCGTAGCCGTTCGCCACGGCCGCTTGGACCAGCACTTCGCCCAGGCTGATCTCGCGGCGGGCCTTGTGGGCCGCCTCGAGCACCTTGGCGTCGTACTTCTTCTCGATGCCCGGCAAGTTGCCCTGCAGGGCGAACGAGGCCTCAATCACCTCGGCCGTCGGGGCCACGTTGGCCACGACATGAACCGCCGGGGAGCCGGGCCGCTCGTCACGGGTCGCTTGGAGCTTCTCCATCTTTTCGAGCCTTTCGGTCATGGCCTCGAGCTTCGCCACCAAGACGCTGGTGTCGGCCTCGACGGCAGGGGTAGAAACGGGCTCCACGGCGACCTCCGCCGTGGCCGCCACGATCGCGGTCTCGACGACCTCGTCCGTGGGCTTGGTGGTGGCGTCAGCCGCCATGGTGCTCTCCTCTGCCGCTTCTGCGGCGATGGAAACGGCCGTGCTGCGGTCGGCCCCTAACGTGACGAAAGACGTCTCCCGCAGCGTGGAGGCGCGAACGACGCGGACAGGCCCTTGGACGGTCTGCCCGTTGACGGTGGTGATCTGGTCCTCGCCGAACCGCAGGTGGCGGCCGACGTCGGCACCGACGCTGGCCTGCCACTGGTAGCCGGCGGCCGCGAGGGCCAGCACTTGGCGGGCGTTGTCGTTGTCGGCAAGAATCTCGCCCTCGACGATCAGCTGCCCGCCCTGCACGCTTGGCGTACCCTGGCCGAGGATCGACCCGATGGCGTAGTCGTGGCCGACCACGATCGGCACGGTCTGCGGCAAGGTCATGCCGGCCATGTCGATGATCACGGGCTCTCGCGACCACGACTGGCGGATCGGCGCGCCGGTGTAGGCCACGATGCGGAACTTCCGCGGGCCGGCCGCCGCTTCGCCGTCGGCAGCCTGCAGAAACTCCACACCGCTCGAAAATGCGAGTTTGTCGCTCATAGCCAGATGAACTCCCCGATGGTTTCGATGGCGTCGTCGTCGCCGTCCCAGTCCTCAATCACTGAGGCACCTCCTCCGGCTCAAAGGCCGGAACAAATGCCGCGGTCGCCGGTTGGCTTTGCTCAGCGAAATAGTCGCGGATCACCTTTTTCATCTGGTCGGCGACTGCGGCGCGGTGCGGATCGGCGTCCACGCGCCGCATGCACTCTTCCAGCGACGTGTTCATGTGGACGTATTCGGGATTCAGTTCCGCCATGGCCTGGCGAAACTCGTCCTTGACTCGCGTGGTGATCACCCACGTCGTGCCGATGCCGCGCGCCGTCTTGGCCTTCTGGATGATCAGGTCGCGAATGTCGAGGCAGTATTCGATCAGCGGCCGCGTCTGCTGGTGCGGGTCGTTGCCGCTCAGCGCCTGCATGATCCGATCGAAGTCGAACACGACGTCACGCGGACCCTTGTTCTGTTTGACGTAGGTCGACTTGCCCGACGCTGGGGCACCGTGGACGACAACGGCCTTGACCTTCGTGACGGGCTGCGATGCTTCGACCGGGTCTTCGCCGTTCTGCGGCGGAGCCGGGGCGGCCTGGCCGGCGGGTGTCATCGACAGGCCCAACTCGTCCATCAGCGCCCGCTCGGCGGCGATCTGCCGCAGCTCAACGTCCCACCGCTTGCCCTGGCGGGCGTACTCGCTGGCCAGGGTCGTGGTCAGCGTCCGCAGCCGGGTCTCGCAGGCCGACGCCTCTTTGCCGGGGTCGACGTGATCTTTCCCGTCCCAGACCCAGGCCCAGTTCCACTCGCTGAAAGGCGGCAGGCCCTCGGGGATCACGCCGGCCAGGCTGGCCTCATTCACCCAGGCCGCCAGCACCCGGTCGAGGCAGATCCGCTCGAGGTGATCGCGGTCGACCCGCTGGTTCATGGCATAGACCTGGTGATCCATGCGGCCGGAAGCGTAGTTGTACGACGACGAATCCAGCGCGGCGACGTTGTACGGCAGCTGCAGGCAGCGGGCGATTTCGTTGAGGATCTCGCGCTTGAAATCCTTGTATGTGCTGGTGGGCTGCTCGGCCTTCAGCTGCGAGATGTCCCAGCCTTCCGGCAGGGTCACCAGCGACCGCTTGCGGATCTCCAACTCGGCAAACGAATCGACCTCGTCCACCTCCGCGGCCGGAGAGTTGGAGTGGATGAACGCCGCGAAGTCGGCGGCCGTCTCGGCGGCGGCAATCACGGCCTCCGTGTAGCGCCGCAACTGGCCGAACAGTCGCAGGGCCGGGGCCACTTCGGCGTAGCCACGGTTCTGCCCGGGCCGCACCCGACGGAACCAGTGGATCATCGCCGCGGCAGGAACCCGGCGGAACTCGAGCGTATTGATGCGGTAGTTGCTGCCCGGGTGGTAGTTCAACACCTGGTAAGCGGTGACGTTGCCCGTGGCGTCGAACTCCATCCCGTCGACGGTGTTCCCCTCGACAGTGATCGACTGGGCCATCAGCTCAGTCGGCGTGGCCACCATCTCGGCCTCGACCAAGCGGAGGTCGAGCTGCACGCCCGGCAGGCGGCCGTTGTTGATCATCATGGCGAAGGCCTCGCCGTCGCTGACCAGCGCCTCCCGCATCGTCCGCAGCTTGGCCGGCAGGTCGATCAGCGTGCCCCAGTCGTAGAACGCCCGCTCCACCGTCCGGGCCGCGTCCACGTCGCCGATGTCGAGCTGCAGGCGGGGGCCGGTGCCGATCAGGTCGCCGGCCAGCGTGGCCGAGATGCCGGCCAGGTAGGAGTTGTTCACCCGCTCATGACGAGCGCGGTTCCGCATCATGCGGCGCTTTTCGGGCGACAGCGCCGCGTCGGCACTGAATGCGTCGGCCCCGGCCCAGTGCTTGTAGTCGTCGCCCCGCTCGGCCGCCTCAAACCGGGCGCGGGCCACCGGCGCCACCGGCTGGCGGGGCTGCGTGCGGCCGCGGAACAGGTCGAGGAAGGCCATCAGGAAAAGCCGTTGGGGATGATTTGGTTGAACCGCAGACCACGTTTGGTGGTTGACGCCGCAGCCTTGGCGGCCAGGTACTTGTCGGCCTCGATCTGCTTGGTGATGTCCTGCGCCTCGACCTCGCCTGCGTCAGTGCGGACACGGGCCGGCCCCTTGGCGGTCGATTCGATGGCGTCACGGATCTCGTCGCTCATGCTGCGACGGTAGGCCAGACCGCAGAAAACCCGCAGGGGGTCTGGCTACTGGACGCGGTGCCAGTCGTGCGTGTAACGCTGCACCTTCGCAAACCCGAGCCGCTTCGCGATGGCCTCTGTGGTCGGCGAGAAGACGGCCAGCGGCAGTTCGCGATTAATCACGCCGGCAGCGGCCAAGGTGGCCGATAGCGCCAAGGCTATACCCGCCCCGCGGTGCCGCTCGTCGGTCCACATTTCCAGCGTCTGCATGTCACGCCAATCGTGGGTACATGCCCACGCCAACAACGCCCCGCGGTCGTGCCAGAGCGCAATCGGCGTAGCGCTTGATGTCTTGCCTGCCAGCCGGCTGCCGACCTCGGCCTGAAACTCGCTGCCGGGCCACGTCAGGCGGAACTTGATCGCCACGCAATCCGAATCAGTCAGACCGTCGACGGTGGTCAGAGTGATCATGCGCCAAGTTTACGAATCTCGATCCGCTTGGCGCCACCGGGTGTGGTCGGGATCGCCGCCTTTCGCCGCGCCCGGCCGCCGGTCTCGGTGGCCGCCGGGCTCACGCCCGTGATGCTCGCGGCCACGGCCGACCCAACGAGGCAGTCCCACCAGTGGTTTTCAAACCGCGTGCCGGACAGCTTCCACTCGTCCACGACCCGGCCGCGGGCACTCTCGGTCCGCACCGGATACTCGTTCGTCAGGTGGTCCCACAGCATGTCGTGCTCCCCGTCACAGAACACAATCGCCTCCGGGTCGCCCGTCGCCAGCCGCAGCCGCGAGGCCGCGAACGTCTTCCAAAAGTTGGTGTCGTAGGTACACGACCGCTGGCCTTGGACCTGCCCGATCCGCCAGTTGAGGCCGAGCCGGTCACCGCGGGCCTTGCCCTTGTCGTTCAGCGCCGGCGACGAGGCCCCGATGCCGCGGCCGTGGCTCGGCAGGATCACGCCCGCAAACGGCGACCGCTTGCAGAACGTGCGCACCGTCTGCGTCGACTTGCCCCAGTTGGCGTCGATCATCAACTGGCTGATTCGCATAGCCGTCCCGTCCTCGCGGGGCCAGTCCCGGCCGATCAGCGTCTGGGTCACCTGCTCGAGGCCGGCCGACAGCGCCGCTTCGAACCCGGCCCCGTTGGCCGCCGCGGCCAGCGTCCGCTTGGCGCTGCCCGCCTCAAAAAACGACACGCCCTGGTCCGGGTACACGCCGTAGCTCACGACGTGCCCGCCGAACGTGTCGGACCACGATGCCACCATCCAGAACAGGACGCGGTCCTGGACGTCGACGAACGCGGTCAGCCGGTGGTGGTTGCCCGGCACGGTGCCGCGCGGGACGTTGGTGACCCGCGCCGCGAGTTGACGTTTGTCAAGTTTGTCACTCTCGACGTGATCGGCGACCGGTTGGTTTTGGTACTCGGCGAAAAACGCGGCGTCCCCTCGGTCGATCCGCAGGTTCCAGGCGTGCTGGATCGCCGACAGCTCGTCGGTGTTGTGTCGCTCCGGCCAAGCCACCCGGCTGCCGGCGTCCATGGCCTCGCGCCGCTCGGCGTAGAAGGCGTCCGCCTCCGCCGTCCCCGCGCCGCTCCGCTGCCCGGCCCGCCGCAGCTCGCCGTACTCCAGCCACAAGTCCTCTGCCGTTGGCCAGTCGTACACCAGCTGCGACCGCTCGCCCTGCCACGCCGGGTGGCGCGTGCGGTCCAGCAGCCGGTCCGCCAGGTCGTCGGTGCGGATCACCGTGATCGTGGTCAACCCGGCGATCTTCGACCCCGGGCCAGCCAGGCCCAAGATCGCCCCCGACAGGATCTTCTCCCGGGTGGCGCACTGCGACGGGCTCGCGGCCGACTCGTCGGTCTGCGGGTCGTCGATCAGGACGAGGCTTGGCCGGATGCTCGACCCGTCGGGGCGGGTGTGCTTCAGGCCGCGGATCCGGCCGGTGATGCCAGCCACCCGCACGCAGGCACCGGCCGACACGCTGCCCTTGATCCACGGCAGCGTGATCTGGTCGGCCGCCCACTGCATCTCCGTCGGCGTGCCCTGGTACGTCTGCCCCTTCGCCCGCTGTGCGATGCGGTCCAAACACCGCACCGGGTAGCAGGCCTCGGGGAAGTCCTCGAGCAGCGTGTCGTTGTTCTCGATCTGGGCCTTCAGGCTGTCGGCCATCGCGCTGGCGATCGTCTGGTCAGCACCGACCAACACGATGAACTGCCGGTGGCCGTACAGCATGGCCCACAGGCAAGCCGCCTCCGACAGCGTCGTCTTGCCCGACCCGCGCGGCATCGCGAACGCGAACAGCTCGCCCCGCAGAACGGCCCCCTCGATCTTGGCGATGGCTGTCAGGTGGTCCGGCGACCAGGCCAGCGGGAACAGGTCGGCCAGATACGTCTCACAGAACGCGCGGAAGTCGAGGCGGCACAGCCCGCGCCGCTTGGGATGGGCGACCGGTGGCATTTCGCCGATCTCGCGACCCTCGGCGCTGACCGCCCGCTTGGCGTTGGCGGCGCGTTTCTTGTGGCGCTCGTAGGCGGCGCTGGCTGGTTTGCTGGTGGTCATCAAAAACCCGCGTTTTCCCGGGCATAACCCTGTATCAACGGAAGCC